TCATCTACTTCCTTAGGGGCAAATGAAGGAGCAATATCATTCGGCGTGGTGCGGACAAATTCAAAACCAAAAAGACGCATATGTATACTTTCTTGAATCAGTTACAGAATATAGAGTGGGGAAGTTTCCCTCCCCACCTAATATTATAGTATTGCTGGATATCCGTCTATTGATGCAGATTGCCAATAATCATAGGCAAATGTAACATTGAAAGTTTGGATAGTGTTTGTTGCATCCCAATCTAGATCCATAGCTGAAATTTCCAATGGAAACAAACCAATGAAATTATATGCACTGATAGGAGCTCCACCGTTCTTAGCATATTGAAAAACCTGAGCATCTCTAGTTTTATATTCATTAGAAATTGCTGTTTTTAAATTTTCCTCATAATTATTAATAATATTTGACCATTGTTCAAACATTTTTCTCACAATAAAATCTTCATCATTCATAACTGTTACTGACCAATCAGCAAATGTTCTATCACCAGCAAGTTTAATTTTTCTACCAAAATATGGAACTTCAACTGGTGCAATTGTAGCTGCTGGTATTGAAGATGCTCTACAGGTAAATCTTAATTTATCGGTTACACCAAGATCTGATACGCCGTCTGGTACCGTCATAATTACTTCAAATAAGGAAGGGCGAGCCCCTCCAAATTGAAGTCCATTTGTCTTAAAAGTATTAATATTAAATGGCATTTTTAACTCCTTTTTCTTTTATTTATTATGAGCGACCAATGATTGTATTGAACTCTACACCAGTTCTAACAGCCACAAAGTTTAGCTGGATAAAGTTAATAGAACGTACTGGTTTAACGTAAATATCACCACGGAATTCATTGCGGTCGATCACTTCAGGAGTATTATTTGTTGTATCACACACCACTAGGAAGTCAGTGATACCTCTACGTCCCTGAACTTCACGTAGATAAGGATTTACAATATTTCTGAATTGAGTTCTTGTGAAATCATCGTTGAACTCAAATAGAGTTGTCTTAGCAACTTGAGAGATTGCTTTTTCTAGAACAATGAATAGTCTGCGAACATTGATTCTATCAAATGCGGAAGGCTTGGATGTAGCAGTTCTGTCACCGTAAAGGATTGTTCCTTGTCCGGAGAAAGATACCACTGGGTTAATAGCGTTGGTGTAAAGAAGATCACGTTCAGCTTGGTTTGGATTGAAACGAAGCTTTACTACGTTCTTGATTTGACCACGAGTTAGACCAGCAGGAGACCACCATGCATCATTTGTTTGATCGGTACGAGCGCATAGACCAGCAATATCACCATTTAGTGGTACATAGCGGTATACGTCGTTATAGCGATCATACATGTACTTATAACCGGAGTCAAGTACTGCATAAGTTGTATCTGTAACGGCACCTCTCCAGTTGACAATGGATTGTGCTTCAGCACCTACATTTGAAGTAACCAGAGCATCATCTGGTGAAGCAAAGACAATGCAATCTTTACGTACTGTAGCAATATTGTCGATTAAGTAATTTGCAAGTTGGAACTTGGAAACGGTTTGTCCATTTACAGTTGTGGATCCACCAACAGGTTTACCAGTAATGATTAGACCAATATCAACCGCTTCAGCTGATTTATAAAGATCATAAGCAGAAGCAAGAACACCTAGAGGTACATCACCTTCTGAATAACCATCTTGACCACCAGCAAAGTCCAGACGAACTGGCTTAGCATTGGAAGAAGAAGCTACAAGAGCAGCAGTGGCTGATGTTGCACCTGTACGATCATTTGCCCACCAAACATAAGCAGATTTGGTATTAATGACTGACTTGTAGTAATTTGCGGAACCATCAGAGTTCTTTGCATCAGTAGCACGTGATAGACCTTGATAGACTTCTAGAATTTGACCAGGTACACCTGTAAATTTACCATCTTGATCTGTTACAACTACGTGAACAGTATCCACAGCAGAGGAATTTCCGGAAGCAGCTACATATTCAGAGGTTGTAGGTGCACCAGAAACTAGACCATGATGTTCCCAATAACGAGAAACACCAACAACAGTGTTACTACCGTTTACTGTAGTATTTGCTACATAATCTGTTGCAAGTGTATACTTGTCTAGGAAAGATAGAGTAAAGGATGCAAGATTTGCTGTAGCGTTAGAGCTTGGTGTACCAATAGCAGAGATAGTAAGATATTGTGTACCGATAGAAGCATTACCAACCTTAATAGCATCACCTACTGAGAAAGCCGCAGCAATGGTATTTGCATAGGTATTTGCAGCTGCAAGAACATCGTCTGATTTAAATGATAGAGTAGCTGTATTTGTTCCAATAGAAATACTAAATGAACCAGTAATACTATTGCTGCTTTCATCACCTACTAGATCTAGTGTAGAGTTAAATGCATTTGCGCTATCGCAAACTGAAACTCTAAGTGAATTACCAAGATCACCAGGATACTTAGCAACATAAAGAGTACCAGAATCAAAGCCTGCACGTGCATCGTAGTCTGCTTGATTCTTTACTACACAATTTGCAACGTTAGCTGTATCTGTATTTGCTACTGAATTAAGTGCAGCATTTGCACCTGCAACTGTAGTATTTGCAGCACGAACAACATAAAGAGCTGAAGCATAGCTAAGATAGCTAGCAGCAGTCAAGAATGTTTCTGGGTTAAGAGAAGTTGGCTTACCGAAGCGAGCCACCAGATTGTTTTCATTTGAGATGAGAACTCTCTCACCTACTGGACCCCAGCGGAATACACCCGCAAAGGCAGCTGTAGAGGTGGAAACGCCTGGAACAACCGTAGTAAGGTCGATTTCAGAAACATTTACACCGGGACTTACTAGTACCGCCATAGTTTTCTCCTTTCAAGAGATGTTGTTATTATCAATATATTTATAAAATAGCCGATTTTATTGATAGGACGGCATAGTAAAGTACATTCAAGATCGCTATCAAATCCAACTAACCTTATTTATAAAAAGTCATTCTCTGGAGTATTGAACCACCCTCTAGATGGTTTTTCTAGTATTTCATGTACTGATTCACCATGATCCACAAAACCAAATGGTGAAAGATCATTCTCTATTTCTTCTTCAGATTTTTCACGAAGTCTAGCCAAAGTATTGATATCTGTAATGTCTTTAAAGAATGTCTGATCGGATAACCATGCAAAAAGAACCAGACCCATAACCATATCGTCATGATTACCTGGTTCGGCTTCATATGACACACCTTTCTTAGAAAAAGTAGATAGTTCTGAGATAGTGTGTTTATCGTGTACTACAAGTTGATTCTGTTCGATTAATAGTTTTAATATAGAACAACCTACTGATTTTACGGTCTTGGTAGTTCTGATACCTTTGTCGACATTATTACCAAAACCAGATGAAATTCGTTTACCACTTCGACCTGCATTTTCGGTGAAGAGTAGATTTTCATATTCAAAATCATAATGAAGTGAAGTTGATATTTGTTCACCTAAGTCATTGACTTCCACAAGAACGGAAGCATTATTATAACTTTTTGCTAGTCGATATACAATCTCGGCATAGTCAATAGGAGTCATAAGATTATTTCGGAAAGCACAGACTTGTTGATAAGGCATTGTAGTCACATCAATAATGCTAAATGCAGAATAGTCCAGACCTTTACCTCTGGAAACGTCCACAATAGAAACGTAAGTGTGTCCTGGAACAGGATTCTCATAGACGGATAGCCCATCACGTTCATTTAATGGTATAGATGCTTGTAGTTGTTTTAGTTTCCAACCAGCAATAAGTGTACCAGAAGAACCTTGGAACTCCACTTCATATTCCTGAGCAAACTTCTGTAGATCAAAGTTCATAGCAGCAAGAGTAGCTTGTTTCCAGGCTTCGTCTCTACCAGGAACAGCAGACCAATGGACAAGAATAGGTCTATATGAGTTCTTACCTTGCTGCGCATTAGTCCAAATATGATAGAAGTGATTTAGACCATTTGGAGTTGAAACAAGAATAAGTTTTGTGGATGTACCAGAAGAAATGGTAGGATATACTGAAGTGAAAAACTGATCCCAGTTTTCAATAAATGCAGCCTCATCAATAAAGATAAGATTGATAGAATAACCACGAATGTTATCAGATGATGTTGCGGCAGCAATGACTCTTGAATTGTTTTCAAGTTCAAATGAACCTTTGTTCCATTCGGTGACACCTTGTTGAAGCCACTTAGGAAGATGTTGATATGCTAGTTGGATTCTACCCAAGATTTCACGGGCAGTTTCACCTTTGTTGGCGAGAAGAGCTACAGTTTTATCTGAATGAAAAAGGATATACCAAAGAATAAATGCAACCGTAACAGTCGACTTACCTGCCTGACGTGCAGTTGCAATAATAGTATAGCGCTCGTCAGTCATAGACTTGAGCATCTCACGTTGATAGTCATATGGTGTAAAATTAATTAAACCACGGTCCACATTTATGATGCGCATGTAAGTTTCAACAAAGTAGATCACATCCTGTGAACACTTTGCATATTCTGCAACAATATCAGGTGACCAGTTGATTGGTACTCCAGATCGTTTTAGATTTGGATTCCCATTATAAGATCTAAATTGGTCAAAAAGATTGGTTGACATTAGTACTCTTTATTGGTATAATAGGTATTGACCTTAAAAGGATGGTATAGGTTATTTGTTCCTGATATCTGCTAGAATCTTTTGAAGCTCTGCAGTTGATCCTACAAAGAGATTGTTGGTTACTTGTTTTGCTTCTTGGTCTCTAGGTTCATCCACTTTGTCTAGTTCACGAATAGACTTTTGAACTTTCAATAGTTTCTCTGAGGCATTGACTACAGTTGTCATAAGGTTTGAAAGTACTTCAAAATCTCTAGCACTTTGTGATTGGTCTGCTATCTGTGCCATTCTTGCTATGGCATCGGATCCATTTTGGATCACTTCACGAATATTTGCTCTGGCGTAAGTAAAGTCCTCATTTGCAGAATCATTCTTGGCGTTTGCTACTATAGTTGATACTGCAGTAGCAAATGGAGAAGGAACAATTCCTAGAGCATCATTGATTGGGTTTGTATTGGCTGTCATGGTGTTTCATCTATATCTATCACAAACCCAAAGTCATCAGTTGCCACAATGTCATTGACTGGAATGGATATACTTGAATTTGAAGTTGGTTGACCATTTGCAGTTAGACCAGGTTGAATATGAATAGTAACTATTGGATCTTCCACATCGGAAATGGAATCTGCCGTATCTGGTGGAACAAATATTTGAGTATTGGCATACTTGATAACTTTAGCGGTCTTAACTGGTCCGTATAGATATCCTTTGAGAGTGAAATCTAGTGTCCATACCATGGATCTTCTATCGGAAAAGTTACCATCATAGACATCTTCTATTCCTACTCTATTCAGGATAACAGGAATATCATGCTTAATATTCATTTCTGGAATAATATTAGCAGTGACAGTCCAATCTGGTGTAAAGAATGGCAGAATTTGTTCTACAATCTTAGTACCATCCTCTGCATTCTTACAGAGAATACTAAGTTGAAATGAAATATTATATGGAACAGGTGCGTATTGATATTTACGCTTGTTCTTGTCAGTATCATTTACCGAAACTCTATTAACAGTTTGTAACTTTCTAGAACCATCATAGTCAAAACCAGTGATCTCAAATGACATCATGGGTAGTGGATAGACTGCAGTTGGTCTGTCAATATTTGGATCTTCTACTACACGAGCAAGTGCTTTATCTCTGGGACCATAGGTAATGGGTACACGCATGAGATTAGTTACATTGCCGTTCTTATCTGTTCTAGTAATATAAAGATTATTGAATAGCGTACCAAAACAGATGATGTACTTGCGGATAAGATTGAAGTAGAATGGCTTAAACATTAATAGTCATCCTCAGCAAATGGGTTCTTTTCAGTGAAGTCGATGAATGAATCCGAACCAATACCGAAGTTATCAGTACCATATTGAATGGCATCATTATCTGCTACAGGATTTGTAGTGGATAGATTATAGTTTTCCATGACTAGAATATCACCATTCTCATCAACTAGATAGTCACCATTCTCATCCAATAAAGCATGGTCAAAAATATTTGTG